TTATTTTTTGACCAATTACTGATAAAATATCATTCTGATTAATTTGACTAATTATTTTTACTTTTAACGCATATTTTCCAATCCAATTAGAAGTAGAAGTTTTTAAAGTATTGTCTTTTGGGTAATAAATGGAAGGAATATCATTTGCATCTTGAGCAACAATTGAATTAAAAATAAATTTAATTGACTGATCTGTTCCTTTTGCTCTATAGAATTGTTTGATGTTTTTAATTAAAGTTCTTTTATCTACTTCTGGTTTTAAAGATTCTTCTGGGAATGATGCTAGATATTGCGTTTCATAATTTTTAACAAAAGCATATAAAAATAAGTTACTAATGTTAAAAACTTGTGCTCCAATTAAATGTTGGAATCCTGTGGATAAATTATGGGATTCTACTGTTTTATATTTTGATGTATTATATAAATCTCCTAATTTTGTAGTCCCACTAAGATTTCTCTTGCAATTTACAAATGAAGTTGGTGTTTTAGAAGCATAGAAAATAATTTCATCATCTATCATTACATAACCATTTTTTTCTGGAAACGCATATGTATCAGAAACATTGATTGTAGTAGAATTACTAGAAACATTACTAGTTAATGTAGTATATTCTGATAATAAATCTTTTTCGTAAGTATCAATATCGCTATACTTAGTTAAATTTTGAATAATATCAAGAGGTTGCCCAGTAAGCTCTAGTTGCTCGTAATACTTTTGTAAAAACGAAGCAAATTTTGGATATTCACTAGAAATAAACTCGGGTAGTTGACGATCAACTAATGTAGAAATTCTTTTCTGAATGGTTGCCATCTAATTACTCTTGTACAATCGTAAATTTACTATTTGTAATATCGACATCGAGAAACATTTCTCTAGCAGACACAATATCATTTGAAGCTGGTTTTACACGAATTTCAATTTTATCATCGGGAAAAGATCCTTTTAAAATAATTAAATTATTCATCATCAATTCCCCTTTGCCATAATCTACTTGACCAAGTTGTGGGTTTAAGACAATTTTATCACCAGTTATACTATCTAGACGATATAAAATAAGTTTTCCTTTTCTATCTTCAATATAAACTTGATATTGAGGAAACTCTCTAACAGTAAATGGTGTGCTGCTTACTACTGGCAAATCATCGACTAAAAATGGGTTTTTATAACAAATTTCATAATAATATTTTGAGTTAATAGCAGGATAAAAATCTTTTCTCATCATCACTGTAGTCAAATTAGATTTGATCGATGATTCTGCATCATCAATGACACCAACAAATTTACTGTATCTAAATTTACCATCAAATTTTTCTGTATCGGAGAGAAAAATATAATCTTCTATATTTTTAATTACCAACGAAAGAATTTTGTCGTTTTTATATGTTGTTTTTGTTGAGTCATAAAAAATCTTTGAGGTCAACTCAACATATAAAATAGATGGATCTACAATTCTAGGAGTTACAGAAGCAACCGAATATTTTTTAAGTTTGTTTTCTAACTCTGTTTTTGTAAATGAAGAAAGTGTGGTAGAATATCTGGGTTTAATTGCAATCTTGACTACTCCATATTCAGGCGGATCATCTTCTTCTCCACCAAAAGCAGTTATATCAGCAACAGCTGGATATAGATTTCTTATTATTGCTTTATAATCTTCTCCAGTAACTGCTCGATCTTGAGTGGCATAATTTTTGGACGCATTAAATTTAATTCTTTCTAAACTTTCTGAGTATTCGCCGCCTGAAGATGCCGAAACAAGAGTAATTTCTCCTATGTTAAAAGAATAAGCGTTAATACTATTGTTTGTTGATTCTAAATCTTCTACAAAACCATTAAATCCAAAATTCTTAGCACCATTTGTTTCTGGACCAGATGTAGTAAGATATGAAATTTCTACATATTCTCCATCCAGTAGTTTTCTACCAAATACACCATCACCAAATTTAATTTCGTAGTTTTCGTCCTCAATTTCTGTTAGAAAGAAAACTTTGCTTCCTGGCAATACATTTAAAATATTTTCTGCATACTCATACAAATCAAAAGCAGATGACTGAGCAGATTTAAATACCTTCACTCTAATTGTTGTGGTATCAATATTTTGATTTTTTAACAAAAATCTTTGATTTCTCAATGCGCCTAGCACAGTGTGGAAATCAGTTATAATTACTCCAGAATAAATGTTTATATTTTGAAACAGTGCAATACCATTATTAACTGGTGCTCGCACATCATCTAAAATAGAATATTGATAAACAGTATTATCAAAAAATGCTGTAAAAGCTTTTCCTCTTCGGATTAAAGCTGTGTTTGGTTTATTTGGCGAAGTATATTGTAGTTTTAAATTAACAGTTGCTTGAGAAGCTGTTGCTGATTTTGGTCTATATCCTAGTTGCTTAGCAATAGCAACAACATTGTCTCTAAGAGTAGCAGAATCGAGAAACATCTCGTTTGCCACCATGTTTGTATTAAAAGCAGTATAATACGTATTATACGCCAAGACATCTAGCAACTGACTAAGAGCACTCCCCTCAAAATCATAGTCACTAAATTCCGAATTTGCTCTCAAATAGTCTTTAAGAGACGTTTTTATATTATTAAAGTCTAATTGATTTAATTGAGAGTATGGCATTGATTATCTCGTTCTCTGTAAAAGAAATTGGGTTGATAGTGGAGCACCTTCAACTTCTCTACCTATAATTTCAAATTCTATATAAACCTCAAATGCATTATTGCCTTCATCGGGAGTAACAATAATGTCTCTAACATTTACCCGAGGCTCATAATTTTGCACCAATAAAAAAATTTCATCTCTTAGAGTAGCAGCAGTAGCAAAATCTAATAAATCAAACAATAATTCACTAACTCTACTGCCTAGACTAGAATTAAAAGGTCTTTCACCTCTTTTAGTCATCACTAAATTTCGTAAAGCAGTCTTAATGGCGGTTTCATTTTTAGTTACCACCAAATCTTTTGTATTTGGGTGGGCACCAAATGCCACACTTATGTCCTTAAAGGTTTGAAAGGTGGGCATGAAATACCACTAGAAGTCTGATATATTTATCATGCTTGTGTCGGAGATTCGCGCTCACCAGAGGTTTTATGTCGGAGTCCCGCTCATAACCATTCTGCATAATCATCAAAACCATTCTTACCACCACACCACTTTTCCATGCGGTTTTGAGGAATCTTATATTTTTGAATACGTGCTTTTCTTAGCAATGCATCACTCTTAGGATCTGTAATAAGCACAGAAGTGCCAAAGTCATTTTGCATCATCGAAGGTACATTATCTGGAATTGGTTTGTTAGCCATCTGTTTGTCCATAAGGGGTAAACAGAACTTTTAAAGGGGTTGCTATCCCTCGACTATTCGATTGTACATCTCTCTTGACCAATAGCGGTAATATTCTGTTTTTCTTAAGTAGTCTCTAGCATTTAAAAGGTCGTCACGTCGCTGAGCTATAATTAAGTTATGTTTTCCACAATTCGTCTGAATTCCATTAACATAAGATGGTTCGGAGATGTGGTCATCTAGAAATATATAGTCTCTATGAATCATGTGGAGCTCAGCGCACCGCTGTAACATCTGAGAAAGTTTACAATCCCCAACTACAAAAATAGCGACATCGACTCCTTCAACGGGACCGACATCGCTTAAATTACATTCCTTAATACAATAAGTCGCTTTAGCAGCATATGGACACACAGGAAACCCTCCAAGGTCTTTCTGTGGTTTTGTAATGCTGTTTATCCAATCATCGATGTCTTCAACGACCTTGCCCACGATACCTCTTCTTAGCCCCGTTACGTGCTGTTGCAGCACGATTTGTATTTTTACTGCGCCCTTGGCGAGTGCATTTGGGTTTTCCAGGAATATAATTTGACTTATTAAAACTAGGAGACTTTGCCATATAGTTTAAACAACTAAAAAAATATTATATCACGAAAAAATTTATGATGCAACCGTCACGGTAGGTACACCGCCACCAGTAATAGGACCAGCGGCGGTTGTCGATCCTACAAACGCTAACGGATTTCCACCAACTAAAACTTTTGGAGCTCCACTGGTCACCGTGCCTGTAGCAGTAACACACCCAGGCGGTGTGCCAGCTAGCCATGGAGTTACTGGAGAATTAACAGTTGCTACTGGCACACCACCTATCAATACGGTTTGATTGACAGGCGGAACAGAAATGCCAGTTTGCACAGTAGTCGTTGTTTGGCAAGGTCCTGTATTAATTGTAATTATACTTCCTTGCGTTGCTACTTGTGGCATTCTTCACCTGCCAAAAAGTCTTCTACCTTATTTAGACGCTCATATAAAACATTCAATGCATCAGGTAGACTTTTGTAATCTTCTCCAGGTGGTCTGTATTCCAGAATAAATGGATCAGGAATCTTCGCCATCCTCCTCTCCAGATAATTCAGACGTTCTGAGAAACTTTCTAGCATTCTCAATATCTCGCTCAACTTCTGATCCGTAGTCGTATACATCTTCACCTCCAAAACTACTTTGGTCACTATAAACTACATTACCATCTTCACGTCTTTCAACAGACATGGTTGCTCCAGTATCTTGTAAACCATCATACCATTTATCTGCTGCATCAAGCATATAATCTGCTAATGCCTCATAATCATCAAATGATAGATCTTCAATTACTTTACCATCTTTACCAACAATTTTAAATCCTAAGTCAGTCATTTGTTTTCCTCAAACTAATACAGTCATCATCAGTATACTCCCATTTTAGAGTATCTCCTTCTACCCATCCAAGTGAATCTAACAACTCTTCTGGAATCGGTAGAATATATTCGTCGCTTAAATCGTCATATTCAAGTTGTGAAACATATTTCATATTACTCCTCAGTCTTTTTTCTTCTAGGTGCTCTCTTTCTAACTACTTTCTTTGCCTCTACAGGACGCTCAAACTCAGTAGTATCTTCCACTAGTCCATCTCCATCACCATCAGTGGCATCGACCTTAGGACCGTCTTCGGTAATTTCTACAATTTCAATTTTTAAAGATGGTGTACTTACTTCTTTGAGTGTTTCTTCAGCAACGGTTTTTTCAAAATAATACACAACATATGTATCATCTGTACTCCATCTATTGTCACCAACAAAGTATACAAACTCTGCTGCTGATAGCTTAGATGGATTCTTTGCTCTTAAAATATAACTTGGCATGGATTTAATCCTCTTTATAACTAATAAAATCTTTTGGTGTATTTTTTTGTGGTAACTGAATGTCTCCAATATTATCACGTAATTCTATCATATTTGCTGCTCTGTATAATGCTGCAGCAACTTCAATTCGTTTTTCATTCATTGCAAAACTTTGGCAAATCTTTATACATTCCTTTCTTTCAAATTCTTCAGCAGCTTTTAGATACTCTAAGAATCCAACTTGCTCAGCAATATGATATAACTCTTTCTTGGTCACGAAGTATACCTCTATAAGTAATTTATATATTAAAGATGCTTGACACACCTCTCGATTCTATGCTATAATTCTACCATAGAAAATCACTCACATATCATGAGAAAATTTGCCCCCCTTATTGCAGCTTCTTTTCTTGGACTTCCAATCATTCCAAGTATTTCTTATGCTGCATCATGTCTTCCGAAGA